TTCCATCCTCTTAACTCTGTCAATCTTTTAGCTATGTGTTTACGAGAGTTAGGATTGAAGTCAACAATCTTAACCTTGTTATAGGTACCATTCTTTCTTGAACCCTCATCAACAATCCATGAACCAAAGGTTTTCTTTAACTCACTTTGTAACTTGTCTCGTTTCTCTGCTAGTTGTGCGTACAACTTGGATGCCCCTTCAACATCGAAAGGAAATCCGTTCTCAGTTTGTCGTAAGCATATGGTGTGTATGTCATGCTCCAACTGTATTGAACCCTCTGGAAACTTAGCACCAAGTAACTTACAATACAGTTTATAGTTAAGTCCAACATCATTCTCACAGTACTTAACCATCTCATCACTCAACTCTTCAAAGTTTGTGAACTCTCCTTTATCTAAGTTCAACCTCTGACCCCATGACTTGAGGGAGTGTCTACCATACTGGTCTTTGTCTATAGCTTGGTTGTTGAAGTCTCTCTTTGCTCTGTCTGGATAGATTAACCTAGACCAGACCAGCGTGTCTCTTATCTTTTGTGTTGGTTCTGGTTCCCATTTGAAAAACGATTTTAGAACGATAAGGTCAAACCCTAGAATGTTGTGTCCTATAATCGTGTCGAAATTTTTCAGTAAAAATAGTCCGTCTAATATTTCTTCACCTACAAAAGACCATAACCTATCTTCTTCTATGTCATAGAGTACTAAACAATGTACCTTAGTTAAGTCCTCTAATAGTCCATCAGTTTCTATATCAAATACACATGTCTTCATCTTCCCCCCCACTTAAATCTTTCACCATTTCAACCATTGAGTCTAAACATAATTGACAAAACGTAACTGGAATATTTCCGAACATACCTGTGACTCCATCACCCACAAACTTAGAGTTCTGTCCACATATGGAACAACTGTCTGTGTGGAGTGATTCAAATATATCCATTAGAACACCGTGCTATCACCAGACCAACTCTCGTCCACTTCCTCCTCATCGAAGGGCATCTCATCTTTTGGTACCTCGGTTAGCCTACCTGTTTTTCGGTCATAGTCCAGTTCACAAGCCACACCAGTTTCTCCTGTCCATCTGTTTTTAAGTACCCTAACTGTGGTACGATCAGGGTCATCACCTTGCTGGTCTCTCTCACATCCAATCACTATATCAGATAACTGTCCTATGGATGCTGAACCTCTTAGTTGAGCCATACTTGTTTGTGCTCCATCCTCATGACCCTTGTTACCTTGTGGTCTCTTCAAGTGTGACACTAGTATTAGACCACAGTTCACCTCTTCAACTAGACCTCTGAGTTTGGTCATTAGATTGTCAATGGTTCTCCTCTCATCACCCTCTTCAATACCAGATACCACAATAGATATGTGATCCAGTATTATGAAGCCACATCCACATGCTGTCACCATGTACCGTATCTTATTCAGGAGATTGTCTCCTTCAAGTGAACCCCAATGGTCATACATGTAGATTCTACCTGTGTTCAAGGTATTATCGAAGGCTTCCTTGAAGTCTTTCTCCTCGACCTCAACATTACCTAAATGTAATGGCTTGTTTAGGTAGAGTCCCATGAATCCTAGTCCTGTCCTCTTGTTGGACTCCTCTAGTGCAATGTAACCAACTGTTTCCTCTTGGTTCAGCATGTGATTAGCAATTTCTCTACACACCTGTGACTTACCTATACCTGCACCTGCTGTGATCGTGACTATCTCACCCCTTCTCATACCAAGAGTCTTTTTATTTACCCCTTCATATGGATATTCACATGATGACATAGCATCTTCTGCACTTACTATGTCCCACAAATCTTTACCATTAATGATGCCATCTGGTCTATAGACTTTAGCTTGCCAGATACAGTCAATCAACTCTCTTACTCTACCTTTAACTAACATATCATTAGCATCCTTCAAAGGTAGCTTTGCTATCTTAGCCTTACCCGGTGGTAAAACTTGAGCACATTCTCTTGATGCTCTAATACCTGCATCATCACTATCAAAACAAAAGATGACCTCTTCGTATCCGTTCAATAGTTCTATGCTCTTACGTACAGCTTTTGAAGCTCCTGCTGACCCATTTGGAACAGAGTACACAGGCCACTTGTTACCTTGTGACTGTGAAACGGATAGTGCATCTATCTCACCTTCACAAACTATTGCTTTCTTTCCTTTACCAGACCATAGGTGCTGACCATATAGACCTGCTTCTTTTATGTCACCTCTGGTGTGGAAGTCTTTGTTACGAAACCTAATCTTCTGTGCTACCCTCTGTCCACTTGCATCTTTGTAATTGGCAATCTGTACTGGTTGTCCTGCAACCTCACCTATACAGTAGTCCCACTTCCTACATGTGTCTAAAGAAATACCACGTGCACTCAGGTTTGTCGCTTCACCTTCAACAAAATCCATGTGTTTATCCCCTTTCTTTGTTACTAGTTTCTGTTCTCCTCCTGCTTTCTCTCTGTAATTACAACCGAAACAGAAGGCATGTCCGTCATCATAACGTGCTAAGTTATCTCGTGATCCACACTCAGGGCATGGCTCATGTTGTATGAACTCACTCTCTTCGTGTGTGTCTAAGTAGTCCATGTCTTTGTACCATCTTTACTCTCTAATGTTATCTCACCTGCATAAGAAAAGCCTGATGACTGTAAGAAGATAAGAAAATTATCTAGTACATCTTGTATAGAGTGCGTTTCAAATGCTCTATGTGCAGTCAATCTAGTACTTGATGAGTAACTGAATTCATAATTCTCTATCACCTCATCTGGATCTGGAAGTTTATCTTTCCAATTCATGTTCCCCTTTATTTTTAAATTAATACTCTGCCCAAATACCTGATCCACCTACTTTTCTTTTCAAGCGAACACAAGTATCATCTTCATGTACACACCACCACTCCTTCACATCAAAGGATGGACAGTCTGTTTTACTTAGGTCTCTATGACCCACCACTTCTGCATCTGAATACATGTACTTAAGAGTCTTTACTAAAACAAACAATGACTCCAACTGTCCTTTAGTATAGTCAGGTGCCGTCACACCTCTAGTGTTTAACCCACCTGCCATACACACACTAACTGAATCAGAATCGTGATCCTTAGTATGTGCACCTATGTCATTAGGCCCACGACCTACCTCAATACAACCATTTCTCTTTATGAAGAAGTGATAACCAACCTTTAGTAATCCTCTCTTACGATGCCACTCATCAACAGTCCTAATGTTTATGTTTGAGTTAGGTTTTGTGAGAGTGGAGTGGATCACTATGTAGTTAGTCTCTTTTCTTTTTGACATCCTTAGTCCATTCATGAGGTACAATCTCTTCTGAATACAGGAAGTTATGCTTCTTGCACCAGCTTGCACATGTTAGTCTGGAACCTTGAATACGACTGTTCACATTAGAGAAAACAAATCGTATGTCTAGTTCCGGGTGTTGTTCTTTGATTGACCTGTGCATCCTTTGTTCTTTGTATCTGAAGTATCCTTTTGCTTCAACTATGACACCATTGGATAGCACAAAGTCAGGTTTATATTTGTATTCAACGAAGTAAGCAACGGACATTGGTTCATACTCATATCCGCATTTGCGTTTTGCTAAGTTGTCCGCTATCCGTTGCTCCAATCCAGATCTAAAAATCACCAGACTGTTCTCCTTCTTCTTCTTCAAAGGCTTCACCCTCTTCCTTCTGGTTGTTACCTTCTTCTACGACTACCTCGTATCCATCTTCTACTTCAAATACATCATCAGCATTCTCACTTGCAATGTATTCAACCAGCTTCAGGACTTGAACCATTCGTAACCTAAGTTGTACACCAAGAGAAGTACCGTGTTCATACGGTGCAATCTCATAGGCTACTCTACCTATACTACCATTGCCCACCTTAATAGTGGCTGGAAGTGGTGCACGATTTGGGCCAACAACCACAGGTCTTTGTGTGAAAGTCTGCCCTGTCTTTGAGTTTGTACCTGATGCCTTGAGTTTGAAGTGGAACTCAGTCCCTTCCTCCATACCCTCTTCATCAAGTGATACCTTATAAGGCATGTACTCCTGCCATTTCTTTGCAGACTTCTGCCGACATCTTTCCTTCCACTCGTTATGAGCTTTGTCAACAATCTCCTGCATATCTTCAGCATCAGAGCCAGTTAAGAGTACCTTAATATGGAACTGACCTTCAGCCTTATAGGTTGTGTCAGCCACCATAATATGCGGCCATCTGAACTCACCCTTTGGAGTTACTGGATATTTTCCTGCCATATTTTCCTTTCGTGTGTGTTATTGTTTGTGTTGAACCTAGAATGTCCACATTTAGGAGAAGAAATACTCAGAGTCGAGGACTCCCATTATATCAAGGTCACCACGTTTAGGTGGTTCCTCAAGTTCTGGTATCACATCTATTACCTCGTCATAAAAATCAGTAAGTACATCTGTCTCCGAATACATGTCCACAAATGACTTACGTATTGCGTCTGCCATACGTGGAACATAGTGTGCATGTACTCCATATGAGTCATGCACCACAGAGAAGTCGTTGATACCTTCCTTTATACACCTGTTAATAGTTAGTGTGAGTGCAGTTGCATCCATACTATGCACAAAGTTAGGTGACACGCCATTGATTGACCTTCGCTTGTCTAAGTTCTCTGTCTCCTCTAGTATAGAGGGTTTGATTAATACATTATCAATATGAGTTGTTATCCTTCGTGGTTTCATGCTCTTGTATATCTGCTGTACCACAAATCCTGATGGTGTCTCCCATATTATGGGTAGGTTCTTCTCTGACATCTTCCTACCTATGTCTTGAAGCCATGTCATTGCTTCTCTTGACTTGATTACTACCTCACCTATTGCTTCCCATACATGCTTACCTACGTATAGTGATGCTTCATACACATGTTCACCAAAGGGATTCGATGTTGGATTAGCCAGTATCTTAGCATCCATTGCATCTTCTACGTATGCTCTACAACTGAAGCGTGTACCACCATAAGGTACCACCATCACAGGTCTCTTCGTAATCTTACGATCTATACCAAAGGATAGCCACTCTTTAGAGTAGGGTACCCCATGCTTTGCATCCTCTTTAATCTTCTCCAGTACCACATCTGCCACCATCTGATAGATGTCTTGAGGTATCTTCTCTGGTGTGAGGTTGGTAGCCTTACCACCTATGGTATCTCTGAGCATAGCAGAGAAGTGTTGGAGTCCATTGTTTGATCCATCTAAACAAATGGGTAGACGAGACATGAATCCATATCCCTCCTCACTAAACTTTGACCACTCCATACACCATGCTAAGAAAGTCCAAGGTTCATCTGCCTTAGTCCACCACCTAAAGTTGAGTGGTTCTCTTGCTGATTGTTTAATGTTATCAGTATTTTCCAATGCCCATCCTACTCTATCCTTGAATGAAACCTTGTCATATCCAAATGAGTTTGCTCCATGTACACCAAAGTAATCCCTTTGTTCCTCATTGTTAATGGGAAATTTCTCTGCAAACTGGAGTAAAGACTTGGCATAGTCCGGGCCTTGAGGTGTGAG